CGAGGACTTCCCAAGCTTCACAATAGCCAACACTTAGAGCAAAAAACCATCGGAAATTGGAGTGGATTTTTATCATAGGAGACATGGCGATGGGACTCATGGAAGCGATCCAGCGCGGCAAGAGGCCGATGCCGCCGCGGCTGATGATCTATGGAACCGAAGGCATCGGCAAGGCCCAGCCTCTCGACGCGAAGGTCCTGACGCCCTGCGGCTTCGTGAACATGGGCGACTTGAAGGTGGGCGACGAGGTCATCGGTTCCGACGGCAAGGCTCACCGCGTTCTGGGGGTCTATCCCCAGGGCGAAAAGGAGGTCTTCCAGGTCACGTTCCGCGACGGTTCGACAACGCGTTGCTGCGAGGATCACCTCTGGTTCACGCAGACCTGCCGCGAGCGCGACCAGGGACTGGCTGGCGCGGTCCGAACGCTTCGGGACATCCGCCTAACGCTCCGCTACGGGACGCATTTCAATCACGCCGTCGCGCGGGTCCGCTCGGTCCAGTTCGCGGCCTTGGGCTGCACGTTGCCCGTCGATCCGTGGCTGCTGGGCGTGTATCTGGGTGACGGCTGTTCGTCCGGCAACGTCCTGATCACCAATCCCGAACCGGACATCCAACGAAAGGTGGCCGCATCGCTCGACGGCGCGGATGCCTGCGTGAAGTCCGGCGGGATCGCCCTGCGGGTGAAGGCCAAGAGACGGAACAACCGCCCGGCGGTGCTCAAGGTGGCGTTGGCACAGCTGGGCCTGGACGGCCTGGAGTCTCACGAGAAGTTCATCCCCTTGCCCTATCTGCACGCCACGGTCGAGCAGCGACTGGCCTTGCTGCGGGGCCTTGTGGACAGCGACGGCTTCGTCACCAATCCCGGGGCGGTCGAGTTCTGCACCACCAGCCCGCGGCTGGCTAAGGATGTCTGCTCCCTCATCCGCTCCCTCGGTGGCTCCGCGAAGACGGTGACGAAGACTAGGCCCACCTTCACCCATCACGGACAGAGGCGAACGGCCGACCTGCCTATCGCATCTTCGCATCGTTCCCCGACGACGTGGTTCCGGTCTCTTCGAAGAAACATCTCCGGAAGTGGTCCGTGCCCCGGTGGGCGATCCGGCACACCCTCCGCAGCGTCGAACCGGTCGGTCGGATGCCCTGCCAGTGCATCCGCATCGACGCGCCCGATTCGTTGTACGTCACGGACGATTTTCTCCTGACGCACAACAGCACGCTGGCGGCCGATGCGCCCAAGCCCGTCTTCATCCAGACCGAGGATGGCCTGGCCCAGATCGACTGCCACAGGTTTCCCCTGGCCCGAACGCTCGAGGAGGTCCTGGCGGCGATGTCGGGACTCTACAGCCAGCCGCACGACTACGAAACCGTGGTCATCGACTCGCTGGACTGGCTGGAACGGAGCATCTGGGACGAGGTCTGCCGCCGCCACGGCGTCAAGAGCATCGAGAAGGCCGACGGCGGGTTCGGCAAGGGCTATGTCCACGCCCTGACCTACTGGCGGCAGGTGATCGAGGGTCTCGATGCCCTGCGGACCGACCGCGGCATGGCGGTCGTCCTGATCGCCCATGCCAAGGTCGAGAAGTTCGAGGACCCGGAGGCGACGGCCTATGACCGCTACTCGCCGCGGCTGCACAAGCACGCCACGGCCCTGGTCACCGAATGGTGCGATGCGGTCCTGTTCGTCACCCGCAAGTACCGCACGCAGACCGAGGACGCCGGCTTCGGCCGCACCCGGACCATCGCCGTCGGGGTGGGGACCGACGCCGGCGAGCGCATCCTGCGTTGCGTGGGCTCCCCGGCCTGCGTCGCCAAGAACCGTTACGGCCTGCCGGCCGAGCTGCCGCTGTCGTGGTCGGCGCTGATGACCGCGATGACACAGGACACCCATCAAGGCCCCAAGGCACAAGGAGAACAAACGCATGGCTAACCTCAACTTCAACGCCCACGATGTGGACCCGACTACCGACTTCGAGCCGATCCCCGCGGGCAAGTACGTCGCGGTCATCACCGCCAGCGAGATGAAGCCCACCAAGCGCGGCGACGGCGCATACCTGGAGCTGACCTTCCAGGTCATCGAGGGCGAGTTCAAGAACCGCCTGCTCTGGGCGCGGCTGAACCTGGACAACCCCAACCCGCTGACGGTGAAGATCGCGCGGAGCGAGCTGTCGGCCCTGTGCCGGGCGGTCGGCGTCATGGAGCCGAAGGATTCCTGCGAACTGCACAACCTGCCGCTGGCCATCACCGTCAAGCAGAAGACCGACGCCGACGGCGAGCTGCGCAACGAGGTCAAGGGCTACGCCAAACGCGAGACCGCGGGCGGCGGCGCGAAACCCGCCCAGAACGCCAACGCCACCCCGCCCTGGAGGCGTGGATGATGCAGGTGCGGCTGGATATCCGCACGTGGTCCGAGCCGAACCTTCGCGGCCACTGGGCCCGGCGCGCCCGCAGGGCGCACCAACAGCGCCAGACCTCGCGGACGCTCGTCCGGGCGGCCCTGACGGCGTTGCCGCCGGCCCAGGGGGTGCTCGACGGCCGGCGCAGGATCACCGTGCGGCTGACGCGTCTGGGGCCGCGCCGGCTCGATTCGGACAACCTGGCCGCCGCCCTCAAGCACGTCCGCGATGGCGTGGCCGACGCGATGGGCCTGGATGATGGCGACGAGCGGCTGAGGTGGCTCTACGACCAGCGCAAGGCAGGGCCCGATGAGTACGCCGTCCTCGTGGAGATCGACACGGATGATCGGCCATGACGCGATCCAGGGCCGGCTCTACCTGGCCGGACCGATGACCGGCCATCCGGGCCACAACGTCCAGGCCTTCCACGCGGCCGCCGCGCGGCTCCGGGCCGCTGGGTGGGACGTGGTCAACCCCGCCGAGAACTTCGGTGGACGAACGGACCTGCCCCGCGCGCACTACATGCGAACCGATGTGGCGGCCCTGGTCCGGTGCGAGGCCATCGCGTTGCTGCCCGGCTGGCAGGGGTCCCGCGGAGCGAAGGTGGAGTATCTGCTGGCCTGCGAACTGGCCCTGAAGATCCTCGACGCCGCCACGCTGGGGCCCTGCGTCGATCCGCCGACGGCGTCGGTCCGGCTCGGCGAGGCATGAATGACGCAGGCCCTGCTCAATCCGTTGCCGGCGTACGTCCCTGGCCTGTCCCTGCGGCCGTACCAGATCGAGGCCGTCGAGGCGGTCTATGACCACTTGCGGACACGTGAGGACAATCCATGCATCGTGTGTCCGACCGGTGCGGGCAAGAGCCTGATCATCGGCCAGATCGGTCGGGATGCCGTGCAGCGATGGAGCGGTCGCGTGCTGATCCTGGCCCACGTGAAGGAACTGCTCGAGCAGGCCGTCGAGAAGCTCCACGCGATGGCCCCGGACCTGTGGAATCGCATCGGTGTCTACTCGGCGGGCCTCAAGAGTCGGGACACCGAGCAGGCCATCATCGTCGCGGGCATCCAGTCGGTCTTCCGTCGGGCGAAGGAACTGGGCCGTTTCGACCTGGTCATTATCGACGAGGCCCACATGGTGCCCCCGGACGGCGAAGGGATGTACCGCACGTTCCTGGCGGATGCGAAGGCCATCAACCCCAACGTGCGCCTCATCGGCCTGACGGCCACGCCGTTCCGCATGACGACGGGGACCATCTGCGCGCCGGAGAACCTGCTCAACCACATCTGCTACGAGGCAGGCGTCCGCGAGCTGATCGTCCAAGGCTACCTGTGCCCCCTGGTCGCCAAGGGCACGCGACAGGATATCGACACCAGCGGCCTGCACGTCCGGGCCGGCGAGTTCGTCCCCGACGAGGTCGAGGCCCTGATGGACCAGGCCGCCCGCGTCGAGGCCGCGTGTGCCGAGATCGTCGAGCAGACCCGGGACAGGCACAGCGTCCTGGTCTTCGCCAGCGGCATCCAGCACGCCCGGCACGTCGCCGAAAACCTTGCAGGGATGGGCGGCCAAGTCGCCACGGTCTTCGGCGAGACACCCGCTGACGAGCGTGCCAGAACCATCGCAGAGTTCCGCGCCGGGCGGCTGAAGTACCTGGTGAACGTGGGCGTTCTGACCCACGGCTTCGACGCGCCGAACATCGACTGCGTGGCGCTGCTTCGGCCCACCAACTCGGCGGGCCTTCTGTGCCAGTGCTGTGGGAGGGGCTTCCGGCTCCATCCGGGCAAGTCGAACTGTCTCATCCTGGACTTCGGCGGCAACGTCCTGCGCCACGGGCCGGTGGACGACCTGCGAATCAAGG